TAAACGTCAAAGCAAACCAACGTGAACTTCCTGAGGATTTACCTTTTTGATTATGTACTTAGTAACTTTTCCAAAAAATCCCTATGTAGGTCAGATTTTTTATCATGCACAATCTAAAAGAACCTATGAATTTTGTGAAACAACAAGAACAGATGAGCTAACTGGCATGGTCCATGAATCTGCAACATGGTTTGATATTACAGAAAAGGATTTAGTTCCTTAAACAAGAGGCATTAAGGTAGTTCACAAAAAGCCACCTTAACCAAAGCTAAAACTCAATAGTTAAGACTGAATTTTTTGTTCAATAATCACTTTATGTAAGTCCTCTATTTTTTATTAAACAAAACGTATTTCATGCGATCCCAAAGGGTCGCTTTTTTCTTGCGTACTTTATTTTCTAGCCTTACAACATAAGCTTGCTGGTGAGCAATAAAATCTATGGCACTACTTACAAAATGAGCTTGCTTTGCGTTTGTCTGTAATAGCTTGATTGCATAAGGCTTAAGTAGCTCTATATCATCTAAGTTCTGGATAAACTGTATAGACTTTTGCACCTCGAACTCACCCTCAAGGCTGTAACTGTCAGTTAGTGCATCAATTATATTTTTCATTAGACGCTAGGCCATAATTTTTCTTTTACTAGTTTCACAATTTCGTCATCAATGTCCGTTTCTGTTGAAGCTGCATAATCCTCAAGCAATCCCACCACAAGAGATTTGACAGCATTTGACTTGACGAAAAATTTTAAAATTGGCTTGATAAATCTAATCATTAATTTGTTTGTTTTTCCAAACATAGCTAAATTGCTAGTATTAGACAAGAAAGCTTAATTTCATGGAAGAAGAAGAAAAAGAGGGTAATGGTCTGATTGCCAATGTGGTTCAGATGATTATTCTTTTTTGGAGTTTGGCCGTAATTTCTTGGTCATACTTCAATCCAAACCCTACAAGACAAATTGATACAACCTTCGCGGCTGGACTCCTGAGTGCTGTAACTGCCCAGTACGGCTTAAATATCAAGAAAAATAGTGACAAAAAGAAACAAAATGGTAATGTTAAGATAGTTGACAATAAAGATTCCAAAGTTGGAGTAGTAAAAAAATGAAGAAATTACTGCCTTTTGTCATCTTTCTTTCTCCGTCTTATGCTCTAGCAGATGTCACTTCTAGCTTGACCACATCTGTATCAATCCAAGTAAACGCTGCTGGTACACAAGTTGAGAGACTTGGTGGTAGTTATTCGGCATCTGGTACTAATGTTGGAACTTCTAATACTGGAGATCAGTTAGGTGGCTTTAGTGTAAATGCTACAACTGGTGCTGTGACTTTTGATGCAGGCCAATATTCAATAGATTCAAATGCTACAAACTGGTCATTGACAGAATCATTGCTACAACCTGACACTTTGCAATCAGGCACTTTAGATGTTGGTTCTGTAAATAACTTTGGTAATGTTACGTCCACATCTGCTGGAGTTGGAACAGGATTTGATGTTGATATTACATCTGCTCATACAATCGAAAATTTAGATGCTGGCGGTGCTGGTTCTGTAACGACAGGCCAGTTTGTAACTTCAGTAACAACAAAGTAATGAATGAAAAAACTTTTATTATTACTGTTTTTTTATGTCATACCAATTAATGCACAGCCAGTTACGCCAAATTTTACTGTCGGTACAGTTTCAAGTACCACAAATACCATCACTTCTATATCCGAGACAGTCACCAGTTTTGACTACTCCACAGGATATGAATACACAGTTACAGGTGTTGGTGTTTCTATGGACACTAACAGTATTTCTCCACCTCCAACAAGTATTAATGAAACTGTAAACGGAACAGTTTATACATGGACAGGATTAGATCTTTCATCAAAACCAAACTGGCAAGTTACAGGGGATGCCTTTCAATTCACAGAAACCTACTCTGGCCCTTCACTTCAAAACATGACAATCATACAAAGAAATATAGAAAGCGAATCAGTAGTTACATCTACCTCTGTCTTTTCTCAATAGCTCTAACACCCCATAAAGCGTTTGCTAATGCTGTAAGTCAATCAAATAATGGCTCGGTGACGAACATGGCAATCCAGTCGTTAACAGGAAATATGACCACAAATCAATTTGGAAATAATATTGTTTGTCAAGGTGCAACATTAACTTTTTCTCCATTTATAACTTTCGGTGCTAACTATAGAAAACCTTTTGACCATTACTACACAACTCCATATTACGATCCGACAGATGCAAATGATGATGGTGTACCAGATAATGCTGGTGATATATTGTTTTATCAGGATAACTACTCTGGCACAAATAAGGATAGCTTTGCGGTAAATACAGGATTTAGCTTAAATTTTACGATCCCTCTTGACAGGTCATTGCAAACTACCTGTACAGAGGCTGCAACAACTCAAGTTAAGTTACAACAACAGATATTAGAAAACAAAAAATTAGACTGGCAAATTGCAAGGATTCGTGAATGTGGAAATTTGTTAGCTAACGGTATTCGAGTGCATAAAGACAGTCCTTGGTTTAATTTATGTGCTGATATTTATTTAGAACCTAAACCTAATCAAGTTATTCCACATACTCACGTTATAAATCCTGATTAGTTTCTTTTATAAATTTCTTTCCTAATTTTTTCATAGCTGTTTTTGCTAATCCTTGAATTATCGGAACAAGAACCGCAGAGCCACCAGCGACCAAACCAATAACAGCAGTATTAATAATAAGACTAACTGGTGGGATGTATTGTTCTTGGAAAGGGACTGGTTCATAAATGGCTTGGCAGACCCCTTCGCTATCTCTTTCAAAGCCAATAATCCTCTCTAATTTCTTATCATTAGCATAGTCCCCTATTCTTCTGCTGGAATTAGGATCAGGACAATCTGTAAACAAAACAATATCTTTTTCTTTATTTGGTGGGATCTCTGGATTTTCTCTAGGTGGTGGTGGCGGTGTATTAGATGTAGGTTTAGTTTCCTCCTGTTGATAGTCTAATTTTTTTGGATCGTAGTTAATAGGTATATAAGATGGGATTGTATGCCCTGCTGGACAGCTATAATAAACCCCATTTGGGTCATCAAATATAATCTGTGTATTTTTGACAGAAGCATCCCTATGTGTCTTTGTACAGCCAGCCATATCAATTTTAGGCAAGGCTATATTTAGGCTTTCATTAGTTGTAGGTATATAATTTTGAACTCTAATTATTGGTATCTCAGGAATTTGTATTTGTGGTATTTCCACTTAATTTTATTTTTGAGGTAATTGAATTGATGGGCCTGTCACATTTGGTATTTTATTATCTAAAACTTTTGGTAATGACTGTTGCACATTTGCCATAATTTCATTCATAATTTTATTTTTTAGTTGTGGACTTGTTATGTATTTATAAGCGAAGTAACCACCGCCAAGCATTGACACACTAAGCAAAAGAGACAACAATGAAGCTATCTGACAAATTTTTTGAAACATAATGCTGAGAGAAATTTTAAGTAAATTGGCTATGCCTTTGACTTTGATGACAATGTTTTTGATTCTTGGCTTGATGCCTTTATATCTGATGGCTGGCTTGATTCGGGTGCAGCTTGAGTCTCAAGAATCTGCTGTTCCAAAATCTTCATTGCACCATTAGTCTCATGTAAGGCAATCCATAACTGTTCTCTTTGTTGAGCAAGTTGCTGTAATCTTTCCTGTAAATTCATAATTTAATAAAGTTTTTTACCAGCAGTTACGGCAGCATCAATAGCTGTAAAGTCCTCTGATGTCCAGATAGATGTTGTTCCATCTAGTTTTTTGTAAGCCTTGATAATTTCAAGATGCTCTACGTTTCTTTGAATTTTTTCCTTAAATTCAGTATCAGTTTCATCTGATGTTTGTGCAGTACCGATAACAGTTACGCTATCGCCAGCAGCAGAAAAAATTGCTGCGATTTCATCTGCGGTTTTTTCTTCCATAATAAAAATTAGATTACTTTTAGTTTACCCTGCTTCGAGGGCTGTGACTTTTGCGGATAATTCTTGTACCGCTTTTACTAAGATAGGAATAAATCTGCCATAGGCAGCTTCTAACTTATCAGGATTATCTTTAAGCACAGCATGAATGTAATCATTTTTTGTACCTAATACTTCATCTAATTCTTGTGCAATAAATCCTAAATGTGTTGTGCCATCATTAGCACTAGGTGTACGCATAGCCCATGTAAATTTTCTAGGTTTTAGTAAATTAATTAAATCAAGTCCATCTTCTGAATCAACAATATTTGTTTTATCTCTTTCATCAGATAAAGAGCTTATTGTCTGAACTTGACATCTTATACTTCCAATATTTGAATCTCCTAAAGTTACTGAATTATCTGAACCAGCACCAGAGGGATTTGAACCATTACCAATAACAATATTATTATCACCACTTGTAATTAAATTACCTGCATCAGTTCCAACACAAGTATTTTTTGCACCTGTGTTAATATTATGACCAGCATTATGTCCTAAACCGACATTATTAGCACCACTTAAAGCTGAATCACCTAAAGCTCCACTACCAACAGCAACGCTGTAACTTGCAGTTGTAGAAGCATCCATAGCCTGATACCCCACAGCAGTATTGTTAATACCAGTTGTATTTGCAAATAAGGCTAACCTTCCTAAACCAGTACATGAATGTCCTGTTGTATTAGAACCTAAAGCACTTGTGCCTACAGCAACATTATCGTTTGCCGTTGTATTAGCTCCGAGTGCGTTATAGCCTACAGCAACTAAGTCTTGACCTGTAGTGTTAGCATCTAAACAAGTTGAACCAACGGCTACATTCGAATGTCCTGTAGTGTTTGAAATCATGGCACTTGAACCTATTGCGGTATTACCAGATGCAGTTGTATTAGCAAGTAATGCTTTATTACCAAGTGCTGTATTAAAGTCTCCTGTTGTATTAGCTCCAAGTGGGCCTTGTGAAACACCATATTGTGAAGTTCCTACAGCCACGTTAAAAGTTCCAGATGTATTTGCATACAAAGCACCAGAACCTATACCAACATTATCACTAGCAGTATTCACTCTACCAGCTTCATTACCAACCCAAGTACAACCATTACCAGTTGTCTGTGTTCTACCAGCATTAGAACCTATAGCCGTATTGTTAGTTCCTGTTGTCACATCTTCTAAACAAAGATAGCCCACAGCAGTATTATTTGATGCAGTTGTATTTTGTTCTAATGCACCTCTACCAACAGCAGTATTAAAATCTCCTTCAGTTAATGATTTTAAAGCACGATTACCACAAGCAGTATTTTTTTCCCCTGTTGTGTTAGCTGTCATTGCTGATCTTCCAATAGCAGTATTTTGACTGCCAGTAGTGTTAGCATCTAAAGTTTCATGTCCTATAGCTACATTTTGATCCCCAGTCGTATTACTTAGCAAAGCATTGTATCCACAAGCCACATTATTGCTTGCTGTTGTGTTTGCTGTTAATGCTTCCAAACCAACCGCAGTGTTTTGTGATCCAGTCGTATTTGCATCTAATGATAAAGAACCTAAAGCCGTGTTCTTATCTCCAGTTGTGTTTACATATAACGCTCTGAAACCAAAAGCACTATTGTTACTTGCCGTAGTGTTAGCATATAAACTTTCTCTTCCAACGGCAACATTTTGAGTACCCTCAGTATTGAGAGCTAAAGCAATATAACCAACAGCGACATTGCTATTAGCAGTTGTGTTTGCACCTAAAGCACCTTGACCAACAGCAGTAAGACCTAAACCAGTAGTATTAGCATCTAAAGCAGCAGCACCTACAGCTACGTTGTTAGCTCCAGTTGTGTTTGCTGATAAAGCATTATGTCCAATAGTAGTGTTGTCGGAAGCTGTAGTATTAGCATATAACGCATTAGTTCCAACCGCTGTGTTTCTAGCTCCGCTTGTATTTGTGAATAAAGAATTACTACCAACAGCAGTTAGTTCACCTGTTGTATTATTTTCAAGAGCTTGATAACCAATAGCAGTACAAGCACCTGAATCTGTTATTGACTTTAATGATTGATAACCAACTGCTACATTATTACTTCCAGTTGTTGCATTTGCTAATGCTTCACTACCAACAGCAACGGAATCATCAGCACCGTCAGCATCTGTCATTGCTTGGTATCCAATAGCTGTATTATTACTTGATGTAGTACTTGCATCTAAAGCCAAAGAACCTACAACTGTGTTCTGCAATCCAGTTGTGTCTGCTTTAAGAGCATCATGTCCAACAGCAACATTATTAGCACCAGAAGTTAATGCAGTTAAGGCTGAATTACCAATCGCAGTGTTGTCTCCACCAGAAACAGAAGCATCTAAAGCACTTTCTCCAAGAACAGTATTACCAGCAACAGAGTTTGCTCCTTTTCCTATATTTACACTATTTATTGTTCCATCAACAGCAAAAGCTGGCCCACCAGCAAGCGTAAATAAATTTACATGAGCATTATTAGAGGTATTTCTTAGCTGCATAATACTTGATGTTGTATTAGCAAAAAACTGACTTGCGTAGTTTGTAGATGGTGCTGATGATCCAGAATTATTTGTTGCTATTGCTCCTAGTGCATTATTGATATCAGCCCTGACGTTAGCTCCAGTGGAGTTGTCGATTATCATATCGTGCTGGCTCATTGTCTAATCCAAATTTTTATTTAAGTATATCCTACTTTAAAATTAACTACCACGCCCGAATCCAGTTGCTGCATATTTGAAATTTCTATTTACATGACTAGAACCATTCTTTACATCTATATCAAAACCTGTCGAACTTATATTTGATAATGCAAAGAAATCACCTGACTGTCCGTTTTCAATAGTTATACCGATTGATGGTAATACTGAATTAGCTGCAATGCTAGTGCCAGATTGACCTGTGAAAAAACTATTTGTAAATGTAACTGATTTTGTAGATGTTCCAGAGGCAATAAATCCACCAGCAGATGCTCCTGCATTACCAAGACTTGTCTCTGTTCTGCTTTCTAGTTCTGCTGTATAACCTAGCTGGTCAATCTCAATACTTTGGGCAGGGTCATTCGAATCCATTTCACATCTAAATTTAAAGCCTCTGGCAACATAAGTTCCATTAACAAAAGGATTAAATTGACTAAAGTTTGCTCCATAAGTGCATGATGTTCCACTTGATATTGTTGCACTTGTAGCTGAAGTCACAGTAAATGTTGAGGAACTAGGCACAGAAACAATTTGATAGTTTCCATCAGTCGCACCCCCAGCAGCAAAATCTATTACTACAAAATCACCAACAGAATATCCATGCGAGGTCTTGGTTATAGTAATCGTAGTACCACTTTGTCCGTAGCTAACGCCTGATGAAACCGATAAATCAGGGTCTAAATCTGTAGTGGCTACAAGTAATGAAGCACCGACATTAAATGCTGTGGCTGCATCAAAATCAGTCCAAGTATCAATATTTCCTGTTCTTCTATCTATCAAATCATTAGGGTAAAAACCTTGAGTAACAAAATGTCTGCGTAGTCTTAATGGCTGTTTTCCTCCTAAATCAAGAGTATTAGCAAACTCATAAGATCCTCCAGTAATATCAACAGCACCAATAAAATCAAAATCAGCAATAGTATCAAAGTCTGATTCATCATCTAATGTAACTAATGAACCAAGTACAAGGCCGTTAACATCATCTGAAAAGAAACAATCTACTTTAGTACCAGCGAAAGGTGGTGAGTCAGTATCTTCTCTATCTTCTAAAACAGTAAGTTTTGGTAATGTATTTGGTACTGTCTGAATCATTGTGACAGAGGCATCACCAGAACTTAAACGACCACCATCATCTTTAAATTTTAAGTGATATGTTCCATTAACAATATTCGGTACAATCGACTCGCTGACGTTTCCACTTAAAGCTGGTAAAACATCAACTGAGTTAGTGAAAGTTGAGCCTGTTGTAAGATTTGAACTTCTAATAACCACGTTTCCACCATGCAAAACATCAACATCTGTTGACTGATCAAAACGTAGTCTTACAAATTGATCTGATAAAGGTTCAATTTTTACATTCTGCACATCTGCTGGTAATGCTGTTTTACCTACAGTAGTGACTGTAATTGTTGATGGACTTGTGCTTGGTTTACCTAAGGCGTTGTAGCTAAAAACTCTTATTTCATAAGATCCTAAAAGTGTTTCAAAAATTGTAAAATCTGATCTTGTAATTCTTTCTGATATAAAATTTTCATTTTTAAATCTATATTGAATCATGTATTCAGTAACACCAGAAACAGGTTGCCATTGAATAAACAATTTTGATACAGCACGATTATTTAAAACAACAATTTTTTCTGTGGCTTGTAAGTTACTTGGTGATGGTTTTAGTGCTGTTAAAGTCGTTATAGTTTTTGATTGCAAAGTAGATCCATCTTCTACAAAGCTATATTTAGACGAATTATGAGCAACAGCCTGTATTTGATATTCAAGTTGATTTACTTCTTTGACAGAAAAAACTCTGAAAGTTTGAAGAGATAAAGATGTATTTTCTATTACCCAGACAGAGTTTGCAAGAGGAACAGATGAAAATGCAGAAGAAACTGTGATTGTTGTTCCAGAAATAGTTGATATTGTTTTTGTTTCAAGAGTGCCGTCTGACAATATGACAGATAGTGTTGCTGAGTCAGAGGTAACTAAATCAGTATTATTAGAGTCATCTACTACTATTTGTGTTGTTGAAACACCTGTTTTTATTCTTCCACCCCTTCTAACCCCTGCCCTCATAGGATCTTGAATAGATATTATTGTTCCAACTCTTACTATTGTTCCTGATTCAATAGATGTTTTGAATGAGCAGATTTCAGCCTCATTTGACTGTGTGTACAAAAACCATTTTCCGAGTCTGGCAGCTTGCCCTCTAGAAGTAGTAGCAAACCCTGTCAAATCTTGAACAACAACACCATACTTTGCTTGTAAAGCTGTATCTTCTACAGTTTCAAAATCTATTGATTGAGTTTCATTGTCAAAATAAGCTACATTAACAACAGTTGCTTTTGTAGATTTACTGGCATTTGAATATGTAAAACCTTCTGCTGTTATATTGCTGAGATTGTAGATATAGCTTGGGTCTTGAGGACGATCTTGAGATATATTTATGACACCAGCACTATAAAATGGCATTACCCTCATCACAGAGCAAAGATCATTAATAAGCGAATATGCGTCACGTTGAGTATTGATAACCACGTTTGTTGAAAACCTAGCCTCAGTATTTCCAGTTCCTGTCATATCATCTACTTGCTCTGAGCAATAAACAGAGGCTGAATAAAAACTATAAACATCTAATTGAGTTGAATCTATATGATCTCCAAAACCTTTTGATGTGGTTAATAAGTCATACAAAACCCATGCTGGATCATTTGACCATTCTTTATCAGATTTAAAAGTTCCATTAAAAGTACCTGAGTAAGAAATAGAACCATCAGCCCTGACAGTACCGTTATGAGGAATCTTGATAAGAGTTCCCTTGACCCTGTAGATTCTCGAAGGGACGGAAGGAAAAGTCTCAGCATCAAAACGTAAAGCTACATGAGCAGAATTAGCATATGCTCTAGACTCATTTACTATTTCTGTAAATGATGACCATTGAAAGCTATCTTGTAGTGTTGTCTCTGTACTATCATCAGTTGTTCTATTTACTCTGATAGTTACAGGAAAGCTTGTACCAGAAGGTAAATTAATTTTATAATCTCTAAAATATGTACTTGCTGCTCTTCCTTTTACTGTGTCTGTGATTACTGTTTGAGTAGTGCCATCATTTTCAATAGTTTGAATTGTTAAGGCTACTTCTGCTCCATTTATGTCTCCATCATCTTCAAATTTTTGTAATTGAGGAAAAGCAACAGTAATCCTAACAGCATCAATATTTGTATCTGTTATTGATCTTGAAACAGGAGTATCTTTTAAAACTGTTACACCTACAGCCGTTTCTGATTCACTTGCAGAAATACCAGCTATTGCTGTTTGATCAGATGTGCCGAATCTAGGCTCAAAAGAAACATTTTGAAAATTAAAATCAGCAGAGGTTGGACTTGTACCAGCCGCTTGTTGTAGAACTTGAGTTCCGTTAAGGAATACGTCTTTAAGGCTACTTGTGTTGTATTCTGTTGAACCTTGAGATCCAGTAGCAGAGGGGAATCCTGAGATTATACCTTCAGAAATTAAATCAATCAGCGTTTGAAACTGCTTTGATGCTAATGAGTCTGCTGGTAAATCTGGATTTGTAAGGTTAGTTATTAATCCATTAGTGAAAGCTGGATCGAATGTAGCCATTATGTTGCTGTACCCTCCACTTGAACAGTATCAATACCAGAACTGATAACAACAGACCCTGTAAATACTTCACCATAAATTATTGGCACAGGAACACCAGCCCTCGAAGTATTAGTGATTGAATTAAAACCAAAGTTAGCCTGTACGTTTGGGTCGTTATTCGATAATGAATCAGAGTCAAAATTTGGAATTTTTGGAGTGGGAGTAATAATTTCTGATACACCATCAATAATTAAAGATGTTCCAACGACAGATAATCCACCACTTACAATTGATCCAATAAGTCCACCGCCAACAAAAGCACCAACTTCAGCAGCAAAACCTGTTCCTAATAAACCTATAGCAATTCCTTTAGCACCAACAGCAATAGGAATAATTTTAATATCACCATCACCTTTTATTTCTAACAAATCCTCTGTTATTTCAAGATTTCCCATTTTTATCTTATACAACTGATTGCACATATGATTTTCTACCTCTGGAAAGTTTGCAATCAAAAAAGCAAAAGCCTGTCTAGGATTATTAACAGCAACTTCAAAATGTGATTGACCTAAAAATTGTCTGAGCCTTCCGTAAACTGTAAGTTTTCTAAGCTGCATATCTAAAAACTTTTTTTGTGGCTTGTATATATTTTAAATCATATATCTCTCTGCAACTCAACTGTTTTATGTTGTGATGGAAAATAGTTTGATTTCCAATATATAAAGCAACATGATTAAGTTTTTCCTCTGCCCCTTCCATCAATAAAACATCATTTTCCTGTATATCATCTTTGTTTACTTCTTCAAATCCAGAACCATTTAATACTTTTTCAAAATATGGATCATTTGCAAACACTTTTAAGCTTTTAGGTCTAGGCCAGAATTTCAATTTTATTTGTTTTTTTTCTAAAAAATAGTCTGTTATAAGTGACCAGCAATCATGTTTACCCCAGATCCATGTCCTCCCAAAGAGTCCAGACTTATATCCACTCGGTTCAAAACAATGCCAATCTTTATGCTCAACACTATAAATATAGAAAGGTAAACCCAAATGCTCACAAGATGCTTTGTCAGCATCAGATGGTAGTGCAGATCCATGAGTATGAGAATGAACTATACCAATAAGCTCTCCTTGATCCTCACATTCAGCCCATGAATCAGGACACATAACAAAGTATTCGTCAGGTGCTTCTGATAGGTTCTCACAAGGCCAAAAAGTTTCCTTACCCTTTATTATGGCTAACAAACCACAAGACTCTTTTGGAAGGCATTGAACAGCATATTCAACAGCTTTATATTTCCAACTCATATAAAAGTACCGACAGATGGAAAATCTTTTCTTGTAACTTGTCGTTTTGGCGCACGAATATTCTCAAGATCCAAAGCAGAAACACACTCAAATACTACAACCTCTCTATTTTCTATATTTTTTTTATCAATAAAATAAATTTCTTGTGGTAGCTCCGTTGTACTTGATGGAGTGCCAAATGGATTTTGATTTGAAGGAAAGTTTGCCGCATCTAAAAACTGTGCCATTGTTCTATGACGAATCAATTTCGCACCCTGTAGATCGTTAAATGGTGTTGTTGCATTTGCTGTTGCCATTAAAGCTGTAATAGTTCCTAAAACATTTGAGACTGTTAAAGTTGGTCTTGGTAAACTTCCTCGACCTGTATATTCAAAACCCTGTGCTATAACAGGAAACTTTGTATATGTATTACCCTGCCAAATTATGTTTGCATTGCTGTTCATACCTACACCAGAATGAAACCTAGTTACATCAGTTGAGCCATGAAGTGCAGAAACTAAAGTGATTGAATAGAGTTCAATGATTGATTTATTTGATAGTGATTGCAGTTCTGCTGTGGGAATTGCCATTATGGTTCAAATACTTCTCTGAATGTACAAGTTAATGTTGCTCTATTGTTGTAAGTAATAGTTTTTGTCCAAGACTGACAAACATATTGACCAGCACCAGATAAAGTTACAGAAACATTACCGCTATCGGTTGCAGAGGAAGCTGCTGTGACAGTAAATGTGTTTTGATCAGCAGTTGTAGCTATTGCAAAATCTCCATCTGTAGGAGAACCACTTGCAGTTGAAGTGTAATCAATAGTCACGACATCACCAATAGCAAGACCATGATTTGTGATTGTAATTGTATTGGTAGTTCCTGACTGCGAATAAGTCCCTGTCTGTGTACTTCCTTCTGCTGGTGGGGTGAATGTAAAACTTGCCTGATCATTTACTCTACTTCTTAAAAATCCTTCTATAACATCAGCCTGAGTTTCAGATACAACAAAGGTTAAATCATAAACTTTTGGATCTTGAGTTAGAGGCAAGCCAAACAATGCCCTAAACTCATATCCATCACCCAGAGAAGTTGTCCTTATATTAGGTGAGCTTCTTTTTCTTGTTCCGTAAGTTGGACTAATTGAGGGAAAAGTTGCCATTTATCTAGCTAATAAACCTCCAGCACGTTTTTGATTAATTAATTCTGATTGTATCGCAATTGCAATCTGCTGTCCTAATTCACTTGCACTAGCGTCTGAACCACTAACAGCAGATCCTGAGGCATCTACGCTAACTGAAATATTATTAACAACTGAAGCACCACCTCCACCCAAACTATTATTTGGCACAATTGAACCTGATGTATTTGGAACAAACATTTCTGGCCCTCTTTCTCCAACTATATATGGCCTTCCACGATTAACTGGGCCTCCTTCTGCCTTAAATACATCCTTAAAAAAGTCACCGACTTCACCACCTATATTCAAACCAGAAATTGCATTTTGTATGGCTACTTCAATTAATTTACGTTTCAGTTGATTCAATACGTTAACGGCTGCTTCTGCTAATGTTTGTGTACCTTCTACAGCATCAGCAAGGTTTTGAACTATTCCATCCTCTATGCTTTCACCTATTTGCTCAAATTTCCTATCTAATGCTTTTGCAGCTTCTTCTGCTTTTTCTAAATTTTCTACTTTCTTTTCTAATTCTTTATTAATTCTAATTTCTTCTTCTAGTTCATCTAAACTCATCCCAGCAAATTTTACTCTCAACTCATCCATTTTTCTCTGAAGCTCTAAAGCTTCTCTTTCTTCTTCTGTTCCAAGTTCCAATAATTCTATTCTATCCTTTAATTTCTTATTAACATCTTTTAGATTGTCTACCTCCTTATTGAAAAGACCCTCCCTTTCTTCGTCTTGAACTTTTATCAATTGACCAGCAATCTCACTTATTTTTTTGCCGAGTCTTTCTATTTCAAATATGAAATCTGGTTCAAAAAGTTTCTCAAAGAAATTACCTTCTTCTTGTATTCTTTCTAATTCATCCGAAAATCTTACATATGATTCAAGCGTACTATCTAACTGTTTTTGGAGTTCTTCTGATGAACCCTCCTCCATTATTCTATTAAATTCTTTTTGTTTATTAATACTTGAAATTATTGCATTAGTTAAAAAAGCAAATCCACCTGCAAGGGCTATTATTGGCAATGCTTTTAAAGCAATTGTCAATGCACCAGTTGCAATGGTTAAAACTGTTGTGCCTTTTGCTGCAAGTAAAAGTGATGCATTATATCCGCTTAATCCTCCTTGTGCAATAATCGCTTGAACACCAATATGACTTAAATTAAATGCCAAGCTAGTAAGAGCAATTTGAGCAGACGCATAAGCAACCGATATACCTTTGACACCTAATGCTATTCCTGACAATATTAAAGCTGTTTTACCAGCATCAGATTCTATAAAGTTACTAACTACTCTGATCAAAGCAGACAAAGCCGAAACACCATCTAAAACGGCTGGGACAAAAATCTTACCTAGCTCTATTGATAATTGTTCTAATGAATTATTTAAAACTTTAAATGTCATTGAAGGATCATTTTTAATTAATTCTTTTAATGCTTTTGATCCTTTTTTTTCTATTTCTTTAAAAGCTTCAATAACAATGTCTTTTGTAATTTTTCCCTGATGTGCAAATTCTCTAAGTTGATCTACATTTATACCCAATTGTCTTGCAATAGGTTCTTGTACAGCAGACATTTGCTCTGCAATACTATTAAATTCATCACCACGTAAAACACCAGAACCTAAAGCCTGTATTAACTGTCTCATTGCTCCAACTTGTTCTTGTGTAGATGCTCCAGACAATATTGCTGCTGTATTAAAGCCATTAAATATTGCTGTCATATCTTCCATAGAAACACCCAAACTTCCAAGCCTTGCTTGTAGGTTTGTTACAGCTTCAAGAGCTTCAGTTCCACTAAGACCAAATTTAACTTGTGCTTGTCTTGCAAGTTCAACAGATTGTGCATATTGACCATTTGTTGCAGTTAAAACTTTTAATCTCTGTTCAAGTTTTTGATATTCAACTGTGGTAGATACTATATTTTTTGCTACAGCAACAAATCCAATCCCAAGTAATGCCGTTTTTAGGCCACCAAATGCTTTTTGTAATTGATTAGTTTGATTTTGTACACCCTTTAATGCTTGAGTCGCATTAGTGGCATCAACAGTAAGTTTTACATTAGCCTGTGCCACAAATAAAAAAAGCCTTTCTTATATATTACCTTGAATTGTGTTTTTGTCGTTGTGCTGTCTTTTTTTCTTCGTCATATTTATTTTCATAATATCCAGCCCAATAGATAAACTCTTCTTCAGTAATTAATTTTCTTAATTCTTGTACTGTTTT